CACTTCTATGATCTTTATCAATATGCTTGTATAGCAGACGATGAAACATTTAAAGGTTGGCACTTTACAAGCTACGACAACCCACTACTAGACCCTAAAGAGATTGAAGCAGCTAAGAAGTCTATGTCTGCCTTCTCGTTTAGACAAGAGTTTATGGCTTCCTTTGAAGCTGCTGGTGGAGAGTTATTTAAAGAAGAACATATTACATTCAGCGAAGAAGAACCTGAGAATGGTCAGTTTTATGTTGCTGTGGATTTGGCAGGATTTGCAGATGTCCAAAAAACTACTACTAAAACCAAACGACTTGACCAAACGTCAATTGCGGTGGTTAAGGCAAGCGAAGAGGGCTGGTGGGTTGCTAACATCATTCACGGACGCTGGGGTGTTGAAGAGACAGCACGAAAAATCTTTGAAGCAGTTAGAGACTATCAACCAGTTGCTGTCGGAATCGAAAAGGGAGCCTTGAAGAACGCTGTCTATCCCTACTTAAATGACATAATGAAAAAGAACCAACGCTTCTTCCGCATTGAAGAGTTAACACACGGCAATAAAAGAAAGATAGATAGGATTGTATGGGCGCTGCAAGGGCGCTTTGAACACGGTACAATCACATTAAACACGGGGACATGGAACAGTCAGTTCTTAGACGAGTTGTTTCAGTTTCCAAACGCACTTGTTCACGATGACTTGATAGACTCCTTAGCCTACATAGACCAGTTAGCCAAGGTAGCCTACGCAATTGATTTTGAAGAAGATGAACATGAATATTTAGACTCATACTCAGGATACTAATATGTCTTTTGATAAAGATGATTTTTACATCAGCGAAACACTAGAAGGCTGGGTTGGTGAGAAGTGCCAGTCGTGGCGCGACTACTACGAAGCAAACTATTCACAGCGCTTTGACGAGTATTACCGCCTGTGGCGTGGACAGTGGAGCCACGAAGACAAGACACGAGAGTCTGAGCGTTCCCGCATTGTAAGCCCTGCACTGCAACAGGCTGTTGAGTCGTCTGTAGCAGAGCTGGAAGAAGCTACCTTTGGCCGTGGTAAGTGGTTTGATATTAAAGATGATCTGCACGACCAAGACCCACAAGACATTGTTATGCTTCGTCGTCACTTGACAGATGATTTTAAACGAAACAAGGTTAGAAAGAGTGTTGCAGAGTGTTTGATTAACGCTGCTGTGTTCGGCACAGGTATTGCAGAGATTGTACTGGCTGAAGAAAAAGAGATGGCTCCAGCAACACAGCCTATCATGGACGGTCAGCTACAAGCTGTTGGCGTTACTATCAAAGACCGTACAGTGGTTAAGATAGAGCCTGTCATGCCACAGAACTTCTTAATTGATCCTATGGCAACCTCTGTTGAAGACGCTATGGGCTGTGCTGTTGACCGCTTTGTGTCTAAACACATTGTAGAGCAGCTACAGGAACAAGGTGTCTATCGTGATGTAGAGATTGGTGAAGCATCTTCCGACAGCGACATTGAACCAGATCAAGACCTGTCACGCTATGACGAAGACAAGATAAGATTAACCAAATATTATGGATTGGTTCCTCGTCACCTGCTTAAAGAAGCTATGACGGACGAAGACGCAGAAGAGGAAGACTTAGACGTAGATGATGAAGAAGACGACAGCTATTATGTAGAAGCTATTGTTGTCATTGGCAACGACGGTATTCTTCTTAAAGCAGAAAAGAACCCGTACATGATGCAGGATCGCCCAGTCATTGCATTCCCTTGGGATATTGTTCCTAGCCGCTTCTGGGGTCGTGGTGTATGTGAGAAGGGTTATAACTCTCAAAAGGCGTTAGACGCTGAACTACGCGCTCGTATCGACGCTCTAGCACTCACTATCCACCCAATGATTGCTATGGACGCTTCTCGTATGCCTAGAGGCTCCAAACCAGAGATTAGGCCAGGAAAAATTATCTTGACAAATGGCAATCCAGCAGAAGTGCTACAGCCGTTTAACTTTGGTAATGTTAATCAAATTACCTTTGCACAAGCAGATGCTCTACAACGCATGGTACAGACCGCTACAGGCGCTATAGACAGTGCTGGTATCTCAGGGTCTATTAACGGAGAAGCCACGGCAGCGGGCGTTTCTATGAGCTTAGGCGCTATCATCAAGCGTCACAAGCGTACATTGATCAATTTCCAAGAATCTTTCATCATTCCTCTGGTGTCTAAGGCTGCCTATCGCTATATGCAGTTCCAACCTGAGATGTACCCTGTTGCAGACTACAAGTTTGAAGTTAGTAGCTCGCTAGGCATCATTGCTCGTGAATACGAAGTAACTCAGTTGGTGCAGTTGTTACAAACAATGTCTCCAGACACCCCTATGTACCCACAATTGATTCAATCTATCATTGATAACATGAATCTTTCTAACCGTGAAGAGCTTATTGCGTCTCTGAAGCAGGCTAACGAGCCTAATCCAGAAGCACAGCAGGCACAGCAGGCAGCACAGCAAGCTCAGTTGGCCTTCCAAGCGTCACAAACTGCTGCACTTAACGGACAAGCTACAGAATCTCAAGCTAGAGCGCAGAAGATTACTATGGAAGCTCAAGTAATTCCACAGGAACTAGAGATTCAGCGCATGAAAGCAGTCACTACTAACCTACAAGCGGGTACACAGGACGACAAAGAGTTTGAACGCCGTCTAAAAGTGTCTGAGCAGCTACTTAAAGAGCGTGAGATTGCTGTCAAAGAGGGTTCTAAAGCCCCAGCAGCACCACAACCACAAGGAATGATGCCACAATGATTACACGCAGAGAGTTACAAGACGTTGTAGTGCAGGTTAATGCCAGCTTTGAGGAGGTGTTAAAGCGATTAGCTGCACTAGAGGCCAAGGAAAAGCAAGAGGTTGTTGTTAAGAAGCCAAAGGCCAAGCAAGACTAGCCTAGAGAGAGATAGATATGCCAACAGACAAGAAAGACCCACGGTTAGCTAGAGCAGGCGTAAGCGGTTATAACAAACCTAAGCGTACTCCTAGCCACCCAAAGAAAAGCCACGTTGTTGTAGCCAAGGTAGGCGACCAAGTTAAGACAATCAGGTTTGGTGAGCAAGGCGCTAGTACAGCAGGCAAGCCCAAGGCAGGCGAAAGCGAAGCAATGAAGAAGAAACGCGCTAGTTTCAAAGCTCGTCATGGCTCTAACATCGCTAAAGGCAAGATGTCAGCAGCTTACTGGGCAGATAAGGAGAAGTGGTAAATAATAAAAATATTACTTGACTTTTATAGCATTTTGTGTTATAATAGAGCTGTAGTATATAACAATAACTTATAAGCACTGTCCTAAACGGAGAAACAGTATGATTGATAAAGAACTTGAGCAATATTACGATAACTACCGCACTATGTTTATGGACGCTGGCTGGAAACAACTACAGCAAGACCTTATGCAGAACGCTACTGTTATCAACTCAGTTGAAGCGTGTAAAGATGGTAATGACCTGTACTTCCGTAAAGGGCAACTGGCAGTCATTGCAAACATCCTCAACTTAGAAGCTCAAATCAAAGCAGCCGAAGAGCAAGCTAACGAGGAACCAGAAGAAGTAGAAGCGTAATGGCTCTGCTTTTTGATTTTAAATGTGAAGATGGACATGTCAATGAAAGACTTGTCAAATCTGGAGTAACACACACACCTTGCTTAGATTGTAACAAGATGGCTGAGAAGATTATATCTCCTGTACGTTCTGCTTTAGACCCCATTAGCGGTGATTTTTTAGGTGCAACCGAGAAGTGGGCGAAGAATCGTCAGCAGAAGATATTACAAGAGAGAAAGGCTAACTCGTAAGAACCCTTTCATAATATAAACCTCCACAATGACTTAGATCACGGAGTTTAATAATGGCAACACTCATAGACGAGCGTCCAGAAGACGAAGACGAAGTAAACACCGCTCAACAGGAGCCTGAATATCAGCAACCTCCTGAAGAAGACATACCAGAGAAGTACAAAGGGAAGAGCACTGCAGAGATTGTACGGATGCACCAAGAAGCTGAGAAGCTACTAGGGCGGCAGAGTTCCGAGGTAGGTGAGTTACGCGGCGTAGTCGATCAATATATAAAGACACAACTCGACAACCAAAAAGCACCAGAACCTGACGAAGAAATAGACTTCTTCTCAGACCCTGACAAGGCCGTCAGGAGAGCTATTGATAATCACCCTAAGATTAGGGAAGCCGAAGCAGTAACACAGCAATACAAAAAGTCTACAGCACTTTCACAACTACAGCAGCGTCATCCTGACATGCAGAATGTGCTACAAGACCAGAAGTTTGTTGACTGGATTCAAGGTTCTAAGATTAGAAAACAGCTCTTTGCTCAAGCAGACAAGCAGTACGATTATGATGCAGCAGATGAACTCTTCACAACGTGGAAAGAACGTCAACAAGCGGTTAATCAAACTGTAGCGTCTGAAATGGCAGGTCGTAAAGCTGCTATCAAAACTGCATCAACAGGCACAGCTCAAGGCAGTGGAGAGACGCAAGGGAAGAAAGTTTATAGACGCGCCGACATTATTAAACTAATGAGGGACGATCCAGAACGATACTTGGCTTTATCTGATGAAATCATCAAAGCCTATTCAGAAGGGAGAGTCCGACACTAAATCTTTAAGGACTTTATATTATGGCAACTTCAGTATATCCCGCTATGGGCGGTGCAGTAGACAACACTAGCGCAGCAACTTTCATTCCACAAATCTGGAGTGACGAGGTTGTAGCAGCTTATCAGACTAACTTGATTCTTGCGAACCTTGTTAAGAAGATGAGCATGTCAGGCAAGAAAGGTGATACCATTCACGTTCCTAAGCCTGTCCGTGGTACTGCTAACGCTAAACTAGCTAACACCGCTGTTACTATCCAGAACAATGTTGAATCAGAAGTACTGATCAGCATCAACAAGCACTTCGAGTTTTCACGTTTGATCGAAGACATCACCAACGTACAGGCTCTCGCTTCACTGCGTCAGTTCTACACTGGTGACGCTGGCTACGGTTTGGCCAAGCAAGTTGACGACGACCTGTTTGCTCTGGGCAAGTCTCTGGGTAACGGTAACGGTTCTTCTTGGGCACACAGCGCTTCTTTCCAGATTGGTGCTGGTTCAGCTCTGGAAGCATACGACATTGATGGCACTGCTGACGTAGGCGCTTTCACTGACGCTGCTTTCCGTAACCTGATTCAGAAGCTTGATGACGAAGACGTACCAATGGACGGTCGTAGCTATGTTGTTCCACCTGCTCTGCGTAACGCTATCATGGGCATTGACCGCTACATGTCTTCTGACTTCGTAGACGGCAAGGGTGTTAAGAACGGTCAGATTGGTAACCTGTACGGCGTGAACGTATATGTTTCTAGCAACTGCCCAACAACTGAGACAGGCGTTCGTGCTTCTATTCTGTTGCACAAAGACGCTATGGTTCTGGCTGAACAACAAGGTGTTCGTTCACAGACTCAGTACAAGCAAGAGTTCTTAGGCACTCTTTACACTGCTGACACTCTGTACGGTACTCAAGTACTCCGTCCAGAAGCAGGCATCGTACTAGCTGTTCAAGGCTAATACAACTGAACGGGGATTCTTCGGAGTCCCCTTTCTTTATTCTTTTTATTATATTCTTTTGTTTTCCTAGGAGCTACAATGGCTATATTCAGAGGTGAAGGTGGTGCTGGTGATTCTACCAACGACGCTACTCTTAGCCTAGTCACTGCCCAAGCTGTTATAGCTTCTACGAAAGCAAGTGAGTCTGCCGCTAGTGCAGCTACAGCGTCCACACAAGCAACCACAGCAACTACCAAAGCCGCTGAAGCCTCTGCTAGTGCAGCAGCCGCAGCAGCTAGTGCGTTAGGTGTAGATGTATTCGCAGATGCAGCAGAGCTGTCAGCAACTAACGCAGCCACTAGCGAAACTAACGCAGCCACTAGCGCTACTTCAGCATCTACTTCAGCTACAAATGCTAGTGCCTCTGAGACAGCCTCAGCAGCCTCTGAGAGCGCTGCAAGCACATACGCTACCACAGCTACCACTAAAGCCTCAGAAGCAGCCACAAGCGCTTCTATTGCGTCTACGAGCGCTTCTACAGCCACTACCAAGGCTACTGAAGCATCTACTAGCGCAACCAACGCTGCTGCGTCAGAGAGCAACGCAGCTACATCAGCATCTAACGCTTCCTCTAGCGCCTCTAACGCAGCTACTAGCGCATCAGCAGCGTTTACCTCTGCCAGCAACGCAGCTACCTCTGCAAGCAATGCAGCTACCTCTGCATCAACAGCGTCTACTAAGGCTGCTGAAGCAGTTGTTAGCGCAGGCAATGCAGCCACTAGCGCGACTAACGCAGCTAACAGCGCTACGTCTGCGTCCACAAGCGCAGCTACGGCAACTACACAAGCAACTAACGCAGCTAACAGCGCCTCAGCAGCTTCTACAAGCGCGTCTAACGCAGCTACTAGCGCGTCTAACGCAGCTACTAGCGAGACTAATGCAGCCACTAGCGCCTCAGCAGCTTCTACTAGCGCTACAGCATCAGCTACGTCAGCGTCAGCCTCTGCAGGTAGCGCAACAGCCGCAGCAGCTAGTGCTAGTGCAGCAGCGACAAGTGAAGCCACCACAGCAGCAGCGGTTAGGTAGCGCAACAGCCGCAGCAGCTAGTGCTAGTGCAGCAGCGACAAGTGAAGCCAACACAGCAGCAGCGGTTAGCCTAGCTATTGCTAACTTAGTAGACTCTGCTCCTATAACATTAGATACATTAAATGAACTTGCAGCAGCTTTAGGAGATGATGCTAACTTCTCCACAACAGTGACAAACGCTCTAGCTACTAAACTAACTTCTTCTTCTACTTTAAACGCAGACAACATGACTACTGGTACGCTTGACGGCGGAACTTACTAAAGGTAATTAACTATGGCAACAACTATTGTAACAAAGAATAGCTCTACCGCTTCTGCCGTCCCTACAGCAGCTCAATTGGTTCAAGGTGAACTGGCGGTCAACGTAGCGGATAAGCGTCTATATACAGAAGACAACGCAGGTGCTATTGTTGAGCTTGGTACTAACCCTAGCACACTAACGGTTGCAGGCGAAATCACAGCCAACGGCGGCATAGCATTGGGCGACAATGACAAGGCTACGTTTGGTGCTAGTGATGATTTACAGATTTATCATGATGGTGGCAACAGCATAATTACTAATAGCACTGGAAACCTTATAATACGAGATTCCGTGGGCGGTAATATACTGATACAAGGTTTGCAGAATCAACCAAGCGTAGACGCTATTGCCAATGGTGCTGTTAATTTGTATTACTCAGGCAACGCCAAACTAGCCACCACCTCCACAGGCATAGACGTTACTGGCACAGCCACGATGGATGGGCTTACTGTTCAAAACTCTGGCTCTACACTACTATCTGTTGGCTCTACTGATGGTTCTGTTCGTTTAGATGGTAGTGCAAATGGAGATTTTGCAGGAGGCGACTACTCTGTAATAAAAAATGAAAACAATGATTTGGTTCTTATTTCTGGAACACCTAATGGCGATATAGATTCATTTACGCATGATGGCAGTGGAAATAAACTAAGGCATAAAATA